GGCGTATTCCCGCGTAGGCTTTGTCCCGCGTATTCTACGAACAAGCTCGGTCAATTCCAAATCCGTCCACTCATAAAACCGCAATCGGGTAGCTATCTTCCGCAACTGCTTGTTCGTAGGCCTCATACAAAATACTTATACGAAGTCCTTTTTTAGGTCAACCCATACCGAAATGATAGAATCGTTATCCAGTAGGTCAACACGCCCATCTATCCTCCGTACCACAAAATCTGGCCCTATCTGGTCAAGAAACGCATACTGCATTGACCCACGTGCAGTCTCTACTGTCGCTATAAACTTCGGTGCCATCGTTTTGTATTTCGGGTCAGCAGCGGCCTGAATAGATTCTAATGTCATTTGCTCACTTTTCATACAGGTTCTAACGGTTTCCGTTCAACAGGCTTTAGTGGCTCAGTTTTAGGTGCAACAGGCGGTTCCTCTGGGAATAATCCTCGCGCATTCGCTATGATATGCCGTATAGCCCCTATGTGACTATCCGTAAACCCAAACTCCCTCGCCGATCTTACCCCCCAATCCCATCCGCGTTTGTCGCTCTTTACTTCAACAATGCCGTTCCTCAGCATTCTGAACTCAAGATCATATACCTTTATTGTTATCATCCGTTTCCTCGCAATTGTGTTCGTAATGGTTGACGTTTATGAGTTTGCTGCACTTCTCACAATGTTTCCAATACCCCTTGGCTATCATATCTTGTGCATAGCTGTCATCAAACGAAAATACACTCTTCAGTTTCAATGGCGGAAAGAACGCAGGCATACCCATGACATTCTGCGGATTTGACTTGACTAACCTCTCGTAGTCTCTCCTCTCGGCTTCCGTTTCAAACTTCATCTGGTCGCCATATTTCTTCACGTACTCGACGCTCTCACGGTAGCCGTCGTAGTCTGGACTGTCTATAGGTACTTCACGCTCTTTCGATTTAATGAGAATATCCACTTGCTAACTCCCGTTCTATATGCTTTGTGAATGTGCTACGGAGATTAAACCATCGCCACAAACGCGGTGCGCTAATCTCAACACGAAGCATATCCCCAGTCTTTCCGTTTGTACATGATATGCCCCAAACCCCTTCTGGCAAATCTGAGTTATTGGAGTCAACAACTTCACCGCATCGCACATCCCTTGTTGCCGTTGGAATTACCCAATGACAGCCATAATCATCCCGCAATACCTGTGGCCAACCAGCCTTGCGGCACGCACGTACCTGCGGATTGTCGGTAAGATTTACTACCCATACAACCACCCTCCTCAGTGCCTGCACAATTTCATACAGTGCGTACATTTACCCCTCCACTACCTTTTCATACACTTCCGTGATGAACTTTTGTGCTTCCTCTACACTACTTAGCCCCAATAATTCGCATAACCGCATCTGCAATGCTCCCTTACGGTACATACCAACCCGACCAGACGCTAAGCTCACCACCAGCATTCTGAACTTGGCCTTATCAACAACCAATTGCGTTTCTGGATCGTATGTGGGCTTAGTTTCTCCAACTCTTGCCTCTTCAACTTTCGCCTCTTCAACCGCCGTTTCTTCTGCCTTTACCTCTGCTTCCACCGTTTCTTCGGCCCTTGGTTCAGCTTTCTTCCGTGCCATTTCCACTCCCATTGTTAAGGTATTCTTGTTCCGCTAAACGCGTTATCTCGTCTATCTTGCTCTGCTGCACCTGCTGCTGCATTGCCGCCTGCTGTTGCATGATCTGAAGACCTATCTTCGTTGCCTCAGTCAACTGATCCCATTCCCCACTCGCTGCCTCCGGGTACTTGTTCGCTAAGTACTTCTTGATCGCTGTGCTCGGTATCATGGGATTGCCCATCTCATCCCTCAACCCGTATATCTGCACAAGCTCTGATAACTCTATCTCGAATCTGTTCGGGTAATTACTGAACGGCTTAACCGTGATCTGCAACTTCGGTATCCTTACCTTCTTCTGCTGCCCGTTCTCCGTTACTACCATCCACGATAACATCTCCGAAACGTTGATAGGCGTGTATTCCCCGTTGATGATGTATTCCCTCACGTCTATGTACCAAACCTTGTACATCTCCAGCATCGCCTCTACAACCTCTTCCAACGTCCTCCTAAGATTCCTATCTAAGTCCCCAGTGACAATGCGCTCGTTTTGCTTCTGCAATAACTGTGTCTGGAACCCAGATGACTGATTCGTTGGCTCGCCACCAATGCTGATACTGTTTACACCGTATAGCTTCTCAGATTTCTCAACCACAACATTACGAAAGTTGAGCGCTTCAACCGCTATATGCCCCGAAACACTCACCGGAGGCGCTACAGTGTAGTACCCTATAGCGGTTGGATCATTGTCCTCTACCTGCGATTCAGTGGCCTTCGTAAGCTTGTCCTGTATGTGCCTGTATTTCTTCGGCGTCGCAAGTACAATACTGTCCTCAAACCTCGATAGCGCTATACTCGCCTTCTTCTCATCGTGAAACAATGTCTCAGGATCACCTATCCCGTCGTTCCTGCCAAATGCCTTCTTGTTGTACACCCTGTGGAACAACTTCCGCCAAGGTACTCCATACCCGTCCGACCGCATGTTCGGGTTAGGCATGTCATGTGCAACCTTACCACCAACAACACAAATATACCGACCATACGGGTACTTCTTCTGCAAACCCATAGAATATGGATCGTTCTCATCCATCATCGCCATGTGCTGCTCAATGTTGTCAGCAAAGGCCTGTATCACTCTGTCAGCAAATTCTACATCCTCAGGAGCCATATTCTCTTCATCTAACGACTCTATGAAGTTCTGTAGGGCCTCTGTAGCATGCTTGATATGTACCTTGTGATTCTGTTCCTTCATCGCCGGAACAGGTTGCCCTAACATCATCGCGTCTATCTCGGTCGCAAGTACCTCCACCTCCTGATCGGTAAAAGGCCTCTCCTCTAAAGTCTCATCATCCAAAAACGCACGATAACGCGTGTACAGCTTCGTGTGCGTGTATTCCGTCCGCTGCGTAATAGAAGGTACGTACTTGTTTGAACCAAGTACTCCTCCCGGCTGAGCCTCCCCAACTAACTCTGGATAATACTCCTCTAACTGCTTTTGATTGATCATGTCCCCAACTACTACATACCAACACCCATACTTCTTGTCTATCCAGTGCGAGTATGGTGTTATCGCTATTGTCCCCGGCGGAATGACCCGCACACAAACATGACCACCGTCTTCATCATCCACGAACTGCACCTCACAATCCGCATAACCGTACCGCTGCGCAACTTCCCTGAAAGCGTCCACGAAATCCGTCCACCCTACAGCTTCGTGCATCCGCTCTTGGTTGAAAACTTCATTGACACCCTTGATGTTCGGCGTGATCGTTACGTCGTGCCAGTTAGACGATATATAACTACCACGCACACCCATGTTGGAAGGAATAATCCCCTCCACCACCTCGCTCCGCCACTTCGTCTGCGGTGTCTGATTCCGATGGCCTATCACATCGTACAAGTTCCCCGCCGCCAAAGAATCACAAGCCCTCCTCCACTCTTCTGGCGTTAGTATCGCATAAATCCCATTATCCTTGTATGCAAATACAGGTCGCATGTGCGCCGTTTCGGCGAAGTGGTCGGTCTCATACCTTATCCCGTCGTCATAGAGAGCCTGAACAAACTCTGCGGTCTTCTGCGGATCGTCAGGTATCTCCCCAGGGCCGTCCTTGCTCGTAAATAACCCGCTTATCTTGGCAACTAACGCGTCGTATTTCTCTCGTATGCTCATAGATTAGTTTAGCGTGATAGTTTGCTCAAAAAGCCTGTCAAATAGCTCATCATGCGTCTGAGGCAATTTGGGAGCCTCCTTCACGATCTCAAACGGGTAATGCCGATTAAGCGCTTGCACAAAGGCATCGTTTAGGTCGCTAAACTCCCCGCTTGGGAATTTGAGTATCCCTTGCCTCGGATCGTTTAGTAGCTTGTCATATATGTTCTTGTGGATTTTTACCTTTCCGCTTTCAACCAACGGCGTGACAACCTTTGTCCTTGCTATCTTGTCCCCGCCCTTGACCTTGACTTCCATTGCGTACACGCCCATCTTCTGAAGGGCCTGAACGGCGCTCTTCCCCGTTGCTTTAGCTTCGATATAGTGTGGTGTGGCTATATTCGACAACATGAGCTTCACCATGTCGGGGAACTCAAGCCAGTCAAAGCCCGCGTCCGTCACATACACACATCCGTCCGTACCGATACTGCTTCTTACCCACGCGCAAGCCGAATTTTGCTCGTCTGCCGTGTACGCCGTGTCCCAGTCGTAGCCATCATTCGCAAGTTTGATTCCGCTATCGTGGATCGAGTCGTCAAACGTCTGGAACCACTCGCGTTTCCAGATGTTGCCAGACTCCACCAATGGCCTTTGCAGGTACAGCGCCGTGTAATCCCGAAGCCCAATGGCCGCCCTAATGCGAGCAAGCTCCGCCTCGTCGTATCGTTCGGGACATAAGGCTATGCCGTCCCGCTCACGCCAATCAGGCTCAACCGTGCATGTGACGGGGAATTGACCAGGTCGCGTCAACTCATCAGCAGCGAAGTTTACAATGTGCCAAAATTCGGGGTTCTTTTCTTCTTCCTTGAGTAGCTTGCCCGCAAGGTCGTCAACATGCCAACGCGTCATAACAAGGATAATCGCCGCGCCCGGCTCTTGGCGGGTGTAGAATGTAGATGTGTACCAGTGCCAAACCTTCTCACGGATCGTCTCGCTTTCTGCCTCTTCTCGGTTCTTCACGGGGTCGTCTATGATACCGAGATTGAAACCCTTGCCCGTGATCGCTCCCCCAACGCCGTCCGACCAAAACCGACCGCCCAATTCGGTCCGCCATTCCTCGACGGCGGCAGCATCACCCGAAAGCCGTCGCCCGGTCGCTTCGTAGTTATTTCTTGCATCACGTGACAAGCTGTAAGCTAAATTCGCTGAGTAGGAGATGAGGCCAACATGATGTGAGGGATGCTTGAAGAGGTAATAGGCGGGGAATAGGCGGCTTATTTGTTCGCTTTTACCGTGCCGGGGGGGCTGGAACACCATCACACGCTTCAATTCACCGTTCGCTACTCGGTCGAGAACACCAGCAAGCACTTGGTTATGTTTGTGAAAAACGAAAGACGGCATAACGTTCGCAGTGAACTCCATGAACGTTGTCCCGAAGCGCCGACGCAATTCAAGCTCCGCTTTCGCGCGTGCGATGATGAGCGCTTTTTGTTCTTCGGTTAGCTTGATGTTTTGTGTTTGCTTGCCCATAGCTTACGCTGAAACAATAACAAAGCACGCGGACAAAAACAAGAACTTTTTCCGATGCGACTCTATACACATACAAAGATTAAAAAGAGATTAATTCTTTATTAAAAGTTAGTTGTCCTCTTGACATTGCGCCTTTCTTGTCGTATATTGTTGCCGTGAAGACAAACCACAAACACACAAACATAATGAGGGTACAACAATGACACTACTCAAAGTCGGAAAGTTTCAGTGCGCTGCAGATCCGAACTGCAACGTGACTGTATTTCTGCTTCATAGCACGCGTCGTGGATACGTCATCGACTACGAACACGACAACAAGAATACTTTTGAGCTTAGCGAGTCATACGATTCACTTGAAGAAGCTGAAAAGCGCTTCTTAGAACTTGTCGAAGAAGAACTCGACATTGAAGACTATGAGTATGATATTTATTGAGTTCATCTCACACAAACATAGGAGGATCAACAATGACAATATATGAGATAAAGTACCGAACGGCGAAGAATAATCCATATTTCTTCGACCGGAAAACAATGCGTTTCTTCGGCCAGACCCTGCGAGATTTCTCCGTTAAGAAGCTCCCAGATGGCCGCTATCTAATTACGGCCCCAATGCGTCTCGATGGCCGAATCGTCGGCACGACCGAACGGGTTTTCGACCCCGAGACCAATGAATTGCTGCACCCGGTTCCGGGCGTTCTTCTCACACGTTAATTCTGCCAGCTACCTACAACAAAGCCCACCACTACGGTGGGCTTTTTTGTTTCAATTCTGCGTTGAAAGCAATAACTTCTCTGGCTCACGTACAACTCGCGAAAGCTCTTCAACTGTTAACTTCGTGAAATTCACTTCGTTTATGTTGATCGTTGCGGCCACTTCTCTCCGATCTCTCCATTCGGCGGGCTTACGGTTCTTTAGCCAGAAAATCATTGCGGTCGGATCAGGCGGTACATGCTCTACTATCTCATGCACAATCACTTTGCCGTCACTTGATCTTATTGTCTTCGTTGTCTTGTAGTCGTATCCTGTTGCGCGTTCCCATAGCGAACGCTCTACTCTTGCATCTGCATCGCCTTTGCCTTTTTTAAGGACAGCAACGAACCTTTCGTCTTCTTTCCAGTTTGTGATCGTCTTTTCGTTTACATTGAATACAACGGCAATCTGTTTGTCCGTAAGTCCTGCTGCCACAAGCCTTTGCAGATAGTTGAAGTCAACCTTTTTGGCAAGGTCTTGTTTGGGACGGCCACCTTTGTTTTTCGGTTTCTGGGGTTCTGGTTGATTGTTGTCCCCTATTGCTTCCGCTTGTTCGGTTCTAACGTCGCTTTCGATTGGATTGTCTGTTGGATTGTTGGTTAAGTCGTTCATTTTGCGTTAGTTGTGAATTATCGAGGTTATAGTGTTGATAATTTGCAAGGTGCTCATCGCCAAGTTGGTTGTAATTGCTTGCTTGTTTCTTGTGGCCGCCTTCGGGTGTCGCTTTCTCCAAGATGCCCATTCTTACCCGTGCCCGATCCACAGCTTTGGGCCTGCACAGCAAAGTATTGAGCCGGCTGGCTTAGAATGCTCTGAAGGCTTTTGGCGTCGCTTTCTCCAAAGTATCGAGCCTGTTGGCTAAGAATGCTTCGGAGGCTTGTTCTCTTTGGCCGTTTTCGAGCGTCGCTTATCTGCACTAACTCGTTGTTAGGGTTAACGACGCATTTCACTCGCTTACCCCATAACTGTCTTAGAGGCCCAACAAACTCTTCGGAGAACTTAAACATACCCTGCCTGTTTGTGTGCATTAGCCATGCAATTTTACGCGTGTAGTCAAGAAGATCAAGAATGCCTGTTACGGTCTCGTTCTTAAAAGGGGTCTCATTCGCGTTAGGATTAGCGTAGAGCGAGGTTCGCACGCTGGAGGTAGTCCGAGTAGGGGTAAACTTAGATCGGCGCTTATAGCGAATTTTAGAGCGATTTTTCGTTACTACCTCCATCTCACTTTGCCCTCGATGATGGTCGTGGCCGTGTTTGGGATACGGGGCTTTTGTGTTGCTTTCTTTGTGTTTTTTTCATCTCGCATACACTAAACCTTTGTAGTACAATAACAAAGCACACGGATAAAAGCAAGAACTTTTTTCCATAAAAAACAAAAAACCCAAGGGGCTTTACCCCTTGGGCCAACCGTCCACAAACAACACACACAGGAGGATCAAAACGAAGACTTAATAATGCGCTTTCGGAATGCGCATTGGTGGGTGGAATAAAGAGCAGAAGTCACGGCGACTATTTTCACACGATAAAGAGCCAGTCGCAAGCTCAAATTTGTTCTTTATAGTGTCGCCGTTTAGGCGCAGCACGTTCTTTCCGTGCGGTCAGCGTCTAATTCCGCCACGTGACCTCTGCGAGATACAATATACAATATGAAGATTAAAAAGAGATTAATTTTGCATTAAAAGTTTGTCGTACTCTTGACATGCGACAATTTTGTAGTTATATTGTAGCCGTAACGAAAACAACAATACAACATAGGAGGATACAATGACATATAAAGAGTTCCGCTCAGAGGGCAAAGTTTTCGACATTACGAAAACGCACATCTTACTTGAAGACATGCATGGAGAGGTGCATCACATTCCACTTCGCAACGTTACAGCGTGGGAACGTGGCGAATTCGCTTCAGATGACGAATTTCTCAATGCCGTCTGGCAAGACGTTATTACGTCGAGCGATTGCGCTGCATATTTGGAATCGGGAAAATCATGAAAGACATCTTGAAACACATCGGAGGGAAAAAACAATGACAATCAGACATCTCTATCGAGACACCTGTTCTTCTTGCGGGGCGGAATCAAAGTGGCAGGTGGATGGAACAACATACTGCACCCCCTGTCTTGAAAAGGAGACAGGGCTAAAAGTGCGACGTGCCGTGATGGTCACGGCAACAGCATATCGAAAGGGGTTGAAAAAAACCGAAGAGGCGTGGGCCTTTTTAGATGGCAAGCCCACCTTCGGAGAAATTTTAGCGTCAAATATCCTTGCAGAGGTAGGCTGCCTCCCCACTGTGGAGGTAGCGAAAGAAATAGTAACGAAAAGGCTGAAAAAGTGGGTAGGGGAAAACACCCCCATAACCATATCCGTCTCAGAAGAGGTCGAGTGGGAACCGTTACCACCCGACAATCTTTCTGCCTGATATACCGCTTCCCCGCCGTGCGCTCGCAAATCGGCGGCGGGGAGCTAACTAATTCACAAGCGCCCACCGCCCGCGCAAGAGTGGCGGCAACAATGAGAAAGGGTACTACAATGAAAATAGGCAAAGGATACGTGGAAACAACTCTGGGGGAGATATTAGAGTCCCACCAACTAGAAAATCTACCAAGATACTACCCTGCATGGAAACTTGCATGGGAAATCCGAGAAGTCTTGGGCAAGCGGTTCTATGAACCCCTCAAAGAAAATGTCCACCTGGTAGTTGTCAAAATCTTAAAATCCACCCCAGCATCAACGAAAACAAGGGAAACCCCGTTAACATTTATTGCTGGTGAAATACCAGCACAAAAATACTACTGGTTTGATAACCACTTCTTCCCCCTACACTGTATTGTAGGTGAAACAGAACTATACAGGGGATCCCTCGATATTGTTGCTGACCCCAAATTGGTCAGCAAGTTAACTCCACCACGTCCACGATGCTTTAGGGTGAACGGGGGATAATAAAAACCGTTCCCATCAACACAGATGTGTTTTATGAAGCCCTTCAGGAATGAGGGGCTTTTTCTTTTGCCAATTCCAAGCATAGCCTATATGCCCGGACTTCATCATCCGTCGCAATCACGCCGAAATCGTTCGCAGACTTCTTCTTGACGTAGTACCGCGTTGACCGCCCATATCCGCCCTGCTCAATCCACCAACCCAACCGCTTTCGCACAATAGATTCAGCATCTACAGACACCGCCTTACCATTAACAGCCCGGAGCAATTCTACAACCTGCGCGAGGTTATTTAGCCGATCCTCGAAATACTCATACATTGCGCTTAGACACTCATTTAAATGTTCGCCTTGATAGTCGAATGTATGAGACTCAAATAGTAATTCCTTCAGCCGCTGATGAGCAGGATGGCGTTGCCAGTCCATTTACTTTTCCTCCCCGTGAGTAGTTTTGAGTTCCCCGTAAATTACCCACAAGCCGGGGTATCCCAACGCCGAGTTATTAGCTATCGTTCTTTCATCCTCGACGGGCAATTGGTATGAATGCTTGCACATGTTGTAATCTTCATAATTCCACGCCGTCGTGTACTTGTACCATTTCTTGCAGTGTCGGCAATAGTACTTGTACCACATGCAGCCCCCTGTGTACTTTGCATACACCATATCATCCTCCTTTCAAATGGCGGGCATTTTTTTCTCTCCGTAAGTGACTTTTTTGGCTTCCCTAATTGCGTCGTTGATAATCAACGCAGCCTTGTATGGGATATAGTGTAACCATGCCTCATTTGCAGCGTCAAAGTATTGCCCAAGAATCGCACCGTTCCCATGATCTCTTTTGAGCCTTCTGCTGATCGGAGCAACAAGCTTGCGCTGTGATGGCGTGAGTTTGAATCTCGCATACGGCTTGAAATGCTTGTCATCTTGCTGTTTTGTGCGTTTCATTAGAATATCTCCTCTTGTACAGGAATAAGACTATCAAACGAATTGTACCATGCACCGTTCAGCAGGTTGTACTGCAACCTCACGTCTCCCATGACGCCCGACAAGCCCATCCTCTGTGTAATCTCGAAGTCCACCAAATAGGAAGTCTTCCCTGGCTCCAGCATTTCTGGTTTCGTATTTTGAAACTTAATACCTACGTCGAAGGCATATTGAATGCCCCTCGACCCGCGCGTTTTCAATTCGTCATTAACAGCCGAAAGCGCAAGCAAGGGGACTTCATTCTGCTTAGCTATCTCCTTCAACTGATAGGCAAAACTCGACAAGCGCTCTTCTCTTGTGTCTTCAGACTTACTACTTACATCTACCTGCTGAATGTAGTCAAGAACAACTAATTTGATACCTTTCCGCTTGACGTACATTTGCGTGTCTGCTGCAATCTCTTCTGGCGTAATCCTCCCAGACCGGACATAGACTGGCAATTGGGCATACATAGCTATACGCTTGAATAAACGCTCCCATTGCAAGGCATGCAACTGTCTCGTTTTTACGTCTATCCAGCGTATCCCTTCATCCAAACAGGCAAGACGCAACATGATTTCCGTCCGGCTCATCTCACCAGATTCAATCAACACTGGGATACCTGTTTTCGCATTCCGAAGGGCTATCTGGAGCGCGAGTGTTGTCTTGCCAGATTTTTCGGGGGCCGCGATCACTACAAGATTACCCCCCATCATCCCGCCAATCACGTTATCAAGATCGGTAAACTTAAACTCAACAACCCCTATGCTCTTGTTATCATAAATCGCCTGTAGCAGGTCTGTTGTCTCTTCTGCAACATGGAAAAATGACTTAACCCGCTGCTTTCCGAGAGATGAACGAAGGTCGTTAAGAGTAGCAAGCGTCTCGTCAAGTAACTCAAATTCATCCTGCGTAGGATTAGTGACTTTAGCCACTATTTCATTGCCTAAGTTCACCATCCTTCGGCGTAATTCCTTCTGCCGAACTATGAGACAATGCGAAGCTACATTTGCCGAACTTGACACCTTACTTGTAAGGTCAACAATGTAAGCCTCGCCCCCGACGGTCTCTAACTCCCCCTTCGTTCTCAGATAATCTGAAAGGGTAACAACATCTACCTGCTCGTGGCGTTGCCAAAGTGTAGTTATCGCATTAAAAATCTTAACGTGCTTGTCGGAGTAAAACGATTCAGCATTGACAAGCTGAACCACTTCGGCTATGGCGTTGTTCTCATACAAACACGCACCGAGTACCATCGCCTCGGCATCAAGGTTGTACAGGTAATCTGTTGTTTTTTTGAAAATCACAGTTTCGCTTTGTCCACTTTGGCTTTTTGCATATAACGTAATTGTTGCAAGCTAAATTGCATAAAGCATTAGCGCTATTGCTTTATGCAATTCTACAATGCAAACCACATCGCAACGACTACCAATACGAAAAGTATAGCGAAAACACTGAACCCAATAACGTCAACCCACTTCATTTTGCATTCTCCTTGTTAGTGATATGCAAGAGTTTCACAAAACGCCATCCTGATTTCTGAATAATAGAGACCTGTTCCAATGCTCGCTCTTTGCTTTTCCACTGATCTGGGAAAATCTTCCACCATCCCCCGGGAGAACTCTTCCAGTAAGCCATCACCATCCAGAAGTCGTATTTCGGCTCCACCTCTGGCACGTCAATGCCTGCTGTCTCAAAAATCTCCATGCGCTATTCTCCTCATAGAATCACGCAGGTCTTCAGCTTTGCGCGTCACGTACCAACCATAATGACTGCGCAGTGGCTGACTGTCAAGGCTTATGTACACAGTCCGCAAGAGAATCAATAAAACGTCGCTCATGCTCCACCCCGCAACCGCAATGCTGAAACCTTCTTCGGTGCAACATATTCCCCATTCTTGCGCTTTTGTAGCCCATCCGAATAGGCATTCCACTGAAAGAATCGAAACCGATGCCCATTCGATACAAAGAACTTGTTTGTATCCTCACAGTAACGCCTCATCCGCTTCTCCGCCTCTTCCTTTGTAGGGTTCATTCGAGCGTACTTCTCAAGCAATGCTATGTCCTGCGGTCGCTTGCCGTTTACACTCTCTTCAACTATGTACTGCTCACCATGCGTTTCTTGGTACACGGCTTTCCATATAGCCCATAGTTCTTTCATCTTATCCCTCACCGCTGGCGGCAATGCGTCAACTTCCTTCGCCACTTTCTCCCTGCGCTTGTTCTTAGCACGAACACATAGCATCAGAAAAGCCTTGGCTGAATACCTGCCACGTGCTCGGTCAAGCTCTTGCTGCTCTTCATCAGTTAGATTGATTACGATGTCGGACATAGTCTTTCAAGCATTGCTTGATATGATTCATATCCAACCATTTGGCCGAGAGTTGTGCATACAGCTTTTTACCATCATCCGTTATCCTGAGCTTACCACCGTTCTTTTCGACAATCCCAAGCTCAAGAAACTTATCACGTTCCATCACTACCTTCTTCAACCCCAGGACACTCATTTCCAACTCTCCATCCTTGTGGAGTCGTTTCAGAACGTAATAAATTCGTTCAGCTTGTTTGTCAGTCATTGTCGCCCCCAACAATGAATCGCGAGCCTTAAACAACATTACTACATAGCCAATACTTGCGGAATCGTATCCGTCGAGAGAATCCGAATTTTGTGCAAGTCCCCGATGCCCAACCCATTCTGTTTTCTTTGATAAACTTTGAAGCCATTGCCATCGCCAAATCTTTACGAGAACTGCAACCCATCTCTGGGAATGGCCCCCAACAACCGTCTGACCAACGCACTTGAGCCACCCAAACCGGTTTAAGATTCCTCCGCTTTTGCAATTCTTTGCTTACGGCGCTTGTAGATTTTTTCATAGAATTTGCTCCATTTGTTATGCGCCATTGCCTCGCCTCGGTCAACATTCGATACGTTCTCCTGCATCTGCCGTCAGATACGGGTCACTGAAGCCAATGGAAAAATCAAACACATAGCCACATCGGGGGCAAAAAAAATTTTGTCCAGTCAATTCATCTCCGTAAATATGGCCACGCCAAGAACATATTAGAAAATGTTTCAGTGGCCATACTACATAAGCGATTATACGAAATCTCAATGTCATAAACGACTCCTTCAAATGTTTTGTGTTTGGCGCACTACATATAACAAGCAAAACAACAACAATGGCTTGAAGCCTCTTACTTCTTTTGTGCCTACTACTGAATTGCAAGTGACTGTTGCAACCTAAGACGGCCACTGCGTTATTTTGCTAAACGTTATATGCCATTACCGCCAAGTTTCTGCTGACACAATTTTTCTTTTAGATTCCATATTCTCATTGCACCAAGTCTGGCAATGTTGAATCTATCCTTATCCCCCCACTTCTTTGCCGCTCGGTTTGGCTTGGCATTGCGGATCAATCGGCAGTATCCAGTTTCGTCAACCGTTATCACTCCCGCATGCTCCGGGATTAACCCGATGTGCTTCTCAAGTTTCTTTGGTATGGCAAAAAATAGTCGTTTAATCTTTTCACTTCTGTGCTGGTGTAGCTTCTTGCTGTCCCTGATGATGTCGCCTTTTGATACCTTGATCTCAACTTCGAGAGCATATCCTGCTTTTGTCAAAATGAGTAGATCGCATTCATGCAGACTCGCACCCCAACACACGTTCGGTACAATCAAATGTGTTCTGTAGTTAAACCATTGTGCAATTTTTATTTCAATCTCCGCCGCTGTCTGGTAACGGCGCTTAACAATCGGCATAATGTCGCTTCGCTCAATTCGTTCATCTGTATCATCAACAACCTGCACCTCAATCGTATTTACGTTGTCCATAGAGTTCACGCTATTGTTGCTCTAAAAGCAGTTTCTTTAATTCCTCGTACAGCTTCATCTCCTCACCATAAACTAAATTGAACAGCTTATGGGACTTATGCCGTGAGATTTTCCCAAGTGGCTCACCAACATGATGTGCTGGACATAAGGGGATCGTGTACAGATGCCCCATACGCTTACCGCCTTTTATGAGATGGTGTATAACCGCTGGCTCATACCCTCTCCCATCCTTACGGCAAGCGACACAACCATACTGCAAAATCTTTCGTATCC